CGCGAGCGCGCGGAGGCGCGTCCCGAGGACGCGGACCCCTTCGAGCTCATCAAGGCCGAGGAGCTGATTCGCGGCTACTCGGTCCGCTGGGGAGACGAGAGCTACGAGACAATCGCGGTTGAGCTGACGTTCGACGTGCCGCTCGTGAACCCGGAGACGGGGCGAGCGTCGAGGACGTATCGCGTTCAGGGGGCGATCGACGCCATCGTTCGACGCGGCGGCAAGGTGTTCCACGTCGAGCACAAGACGACGAGCCAGGACATTGGCCTCGGCGCCGACTACTGGCGCAGGGTGAGCGCGCTCGACCCGCAGGTGTCGACCTACCAGAGCGCGCTCCGGGCTCTCGGCTACGAGGACGTCGAGACGCTCTACGACGTCATTCATAAGGTCGCGTTGCGACCGCAGAAGGCTACTCCCGAGGCGCAACGGAAGTACACGAAGGAGGGCCGCCTTTACGCGAACCAGCGCGAGACGGACGAGACGCCCGAGGAGTTCCGCCTGCGGGTGCGCGAGCACATCGCCGCGAACCCGGAGCGGTACTACGCGCGCGGGCCGGTCGTGCGGCTCGAGCAGGACGAGCGCGAGCACGCGGGGGACGTCTGGCAGACGGCCGCCATGATCCGCATGAGCGAGAACAGCGGGCACTGGCCACGGAACCCCGGCGCCTGCCAGCGCTTCCACCGCATGTGCGACTACTTCGACGTCTGCTCCGGCATGGCGTCAATCGATGACGACACGCGTTTCCGCACCGCGGAGCACGCGCACGAAGAGCTGGTCAAGGAGGTCTGAGATGGCTTTTTCAGTAGGCAGAACACGCCGCGTAGCGCCCGTGCGGGCGGTCTTCTACGGTCCGGGCGGGATCGGCAAGAGCACGCTCGCCGCGCAGGCGCCGGGCGCGATCTTCCTCGCGAGCGAAGAGGGACTCGAGAACATCGACGCCGAGGCGGTCGAACCGTCTCCGCGGACGTGGGAAGAGACGCTCGAAGCGCTCGACTACGTCGCGACGCTGAACCACGAAACGCTCGCCGTCGACTCGCTCGACTGGCTCGAGCCGCTCGTCTGGGAGTACGTCTGCCGAAAGGCGAAAAAGCCGGACATTGAGTCCTTCGGGTACGGACGGGGATACGTCGCGGCGCTCGACCAGTGGCGCGTCTTCGTCCACAAGCTCTCGGCCCTCCGCGCGAAGGGCATGAACGTGTTGTTGATCGCGCATGCGATCCGCAAGCCGTTCAGGAACCCGATGGGGGACGACTACGAGCACTGGACGATCAAGCTCCACGCAGCGGCCGCGGGGCTCATCGTCGAGTGGTGCGACGTCGTCGGCTTCATCTCGCAGGACGTTGCGACCGAGGATACGTCTGGGCGAACGAAGGCCCAGACGACGGGCAAGCGCATCATGCGCACGCACCCGGATCCGGCGTACCTCGCGAAGACCCGCTTTGCGATGCCGCAGCGGATCGTTCTGCCGCGTGACGGAGCGTGGGCAGCGTTCGCACGCGCGATGCGTGACGGCGACGTCGCGCAGATCAGGCAGCTCAGCGACACGCTCGAAGAGCGTATCAAGCTCGTGGGCGACGCCGAGCTCGAGAAGAAGGCGCGCTCGTTCGTCAAGACGAACGGCAGAACGGTCTCCGTGCTCACGGAGGCGATTCAGACGTTGGACCACTACCTCGCCGAGCGGAAGGCGAGCTGAGAGAGAGGAGCGACAGATATGACACTGGTCGACGGTGGACGGTACAAGGCCCGCGCCTGCGGGCAGGTCGTGCTCGGCAGGTCGAGCGAGAAGGGAACGCCCTTCATCGAGTTCTACTTCAAGATCACGGAGGGCGACGACGCCGGCGCCGAGGTCCGCTGGACAGGATATTTCGCCGAGCGATCGGCGGCGCGCACCATCGAGTCCCTTCAGTACTGCGGCTGGGAGGGCGAGGACCTCGGCGAGTTCGCAGACGGCGAGCTCCACGGTCTCGACACCAACGAGGTCGAGATCGTCGTGCAGCTCGAAGAGTACGAGAAGGATGGCGAGAAGCGCGTCACGCCGCGCGTCTCGTGGGTAAACCGCCTCGGCGGCGGGTATCTGCAGATCCAGAACGCCATGACTGCCGACGAGGCAGCGGCGTTCGGCGCCAAGATGAAGGGGCTCGTCCTGAAATCGAGGCAGAGGAGGAGCCCCGCGCAGCTCCGCGAGGAAGCGGACGACTTCCCCTTCGGGGCGAACGTCGAGCCGCCGAAGAGCGAGCCGAAGGCGACCGGCACGGGGGGCCGGCGAAGGTTCTGACTCCGTCGCGTCACCTCCCCCTACGCGACAGGGCCTTGGCGCGCGGCCTCGTAGCGCGCCGTTTGGTCTCGGCAGGATCGCAGCGTTGCGCCGACATCGAGAGGGGTAAGGCGGTCGGCAGCGCGCTCCGGGTTCGAGTCCCGGCGAGACGCCAAGGAGGGATCATGGGAAGCGATCGAGAAGTTGACCCCATCGACCCCGGCGGAGGACAGTGATGTTCAGCATAGGCACCGAGTGCGAGGTCGTCGCCGGAGTTCATTGCGGCGCTATCGTGCGCCTGCGTGAGCGCGCGGGCATGACGGAGGACGGTGCGCAGCAGTGGCGCGCCGACTGCGCTGGCTCGCGACCGATCTACGTGAGGGAGGACCAGGTTCGACCGCTAGCGGATCGGTTCCGTGCACTTACGCGCACGGCAGAGGAGCGATGAGCCTGCTCGACGAGATTGCCGAGCTTCTCTTGAGGGCCCTCGAATGTCCCGACCACGACGAGTCCTCGGCTACGCGCGCGTCTCCTCAGCCGAGCAAGCCCTCGGTTCGTCACTCCGAGACCAACAGGCCGCGATCGCAGCGTACGCGGCGACCCGCGGCCTGAAGGTCACGCGCTTCTACGTCGAGGCCGAGAGCGCGATCTACGAGAAAATCGAGCGCCGCGAGCAGATGCAGGCGCTCATGCGCGAGGTCCGCGCCGGCGACCTCGTACTCTGCGACAAGATCGACCGCTGGAGCCGAGACCCCGAGTTCACCTATGGCTCGGTGCGGCGGATCCTGGAGCTCGGCGCGAGCATCTATTTCGTCGGCGACGCGTGCGATCCGTCGACGGACATCGGCGACAGCATGCTCGGCATGCGTGCCTACTTCGCTCGCGAGGAGCACAAGCGGATCCGTCAACGAACCGTTGGCACGCGGAACCTGCTCCGCGAACGTGGCTACTACGTCGAGGGAACGCCGCCGTTCGGGTACCGCCGCTCGACGGCCAAGGACATCGAGCGGAACGTGCTCGTCGTCGACCCTGAGGCCGCCGAGCTCGTGCGCGAGATGTTCCGGCTCGCGCTGGCCGGGGAGTCGCTCTCTCAGATCGCGAGAGCGCTCGGTCTCGGTCGAAAGCGGGTCTGGTCTTCGCTCCGGTGTCGCTCGTACCTCGGCGAGATCAAGACGTCGCGAGGATGGGTGCGCGGCAAGCACGAGCCCATCATCGATGCCGCGACCTTCGAGCGCGTGCAGCGCGCGCTCACCGAGCGTCGACTCGGAGGGCCGCGACCGCGCAACGCGCTGGCCGAGACGGACACGTGGATTCTGCGCAGCATCGCCGTCTGTGCCCACTGCGGAGCGAAGATGCGTTCGGCGTACGCAGGGCCAAAAGGAGAGGGGCGGCGGTACTACTACTGGTGCGGACGCCGATGCCGCCGACGATACGTGCCCGTCGCGCTCGCTGAAGAGAAGGTCGGGCCGCTCGTGCTCGAGCGTCTCGCCGAGCTCCGAGAGGAGCTCGCTCGGCCCCCGAAGAGCAAGGGGCCGACGATCGACTTCGGGGCGCGTCGACGTCGTCTTCAGCAACGCCGCGAGCGCTATCTCGATGCGCACGCCGACGGGCTCATGACGCTCGCCGAGCTCCGCGCTGCGCTCGCGAAGGTAGACGAGGAGCGGCTCCGTCTCGATGCTGAAGCGGCGAGCTCGACGCCAGTTCTCGACGCGGCGACGAAGCGGGCGACGCTCCGCGAGCTCGCGACGCTCGAACAGGCTTGGCGGCGAGCGACGCCCGCTCTGAGGCGCGAGATCATCGCACGGCTCGCCGTGCGCGTCGGCGTGGCCGAGGATGGCTCGGTGCAGCCCGTCTGGCGGCCACTGGCGGAGCTCCGAGCGTGAAGAAGTCGTTTCCTGCAAGTTATCGGAGGAACGACTTGTTTACCATCCCAACAGGGACAGCCGGCGTGTGGGACAGACCAAGAGGAGGTCGAAATGGATCTGATTGGCAAAGAGGTCGTGGTTCTGTGCGCGAACTACATCTATACGGGTGTCCTCGAGGCGGTGGGGCACGACGTGCTCGTGCTGTCCTCGCCGAGCATCATCTATGAGACGGGGGAGTGGAGTGACGACGCTTGGCGCGACGCGCAGCGCCT